CTTCAAGAAGTAAGTGCCAAACATGTCATGATACTTGCCCTGTTTGGAATCGCCATCTATGTGGTACTGTATCGTCCCTATGGACTGTTTGAGGGATTTTCACAAGATGGATGGAATCTATCCTCATCTACAACGTTAGAAAATGCGCATGGTTCGGCACCGGCCGGCGTCAATGCGCTACCAGGCGAACCTCAGTATCAGCAGAATGTCAACAGTCCACATGTGAATCCTGCGAATAAGAAGGGAAATCCTGAGAATACTAATCCTGAGTATAAGAAACAACCCATGTTTGCATATTGAAAAGAGAATGTTTATATTCTTATTTCAATGAAGAAATGTCCATCTTGGATACGGCATCTAATCTCTTCAAATCCATCATTGGTGGAGGCAATTTTCCAACTGTCTATGTTACATCTACGATTGATGGCAAGGCCTATAAAGTTCGCGATATGCCCGATAAGCAACAAGCGGCAAACATGATGGCAACGTTGAGAACTAGACTGGTGAAGTTATGCCAAGCGTTGGAGAAGAAGTATCCAGATAAACGCCAAGTCAAACAAATGGTCCAGAATTTTCGAGCGGATCCCGAACGGTTCATGGAAGCCACGCCAGATTCGGAGCATACCTCGTCAACGGTGAATAAAGGTGAATCCATTCATATGTGCCTGAGACAACGAGAGGGACCGGATGAAAGTCTGGTAGATGAAAATGTGATGATGTTTGTGGCACTACATGAATTCGGCCATGTTTGTACGGATTCGATTGGACATGATGCGGAATTCTGGAATAACTTTGGATGGCTGTTAAAGGAAGCAGAATCCATGGGGCTATATCGTTATACGGACTTCTCAGCACACCCCGTGAGCTATTGCGGCGTCTATATCACGGATGCGCCTCGATATGATCCCAAGAAGGATGGCACCAACTTCCAAATTGGAAACATGTTTAAGAAGAAAGAGTAAGGCGTGAAAACACCCCCATGCTTTTTTATGTGAAAAAGCCATAGGGATGGCGTCCGAGATAGATCAGCTCTTTTCTCCGCAACTGCTTTCCAGTTTCCGTGAGGATCATCCTCCGGTTCAATGTATGATATGGAAAGGAAGAGATCAATACGACACCATTACATTGGACCGTATTTATCCATTTGATACCATCGATATGATTAAGCGAATGATTTGCGCCAAATATTCAAACGATCGTTCATTTGTCCCACGATTTACATTTATAGGTATTCCTCAAAATGATGATTCAAGCCCTACTATGGCAACTACGTATTTTCCGATTGATTATTTGTGGTTTTCAAATGAATCACATGATCCGAGTGATGCTCATATATTGGCACACCCGTTAAAGGCAATGGCAGATGGAGATGAGCGATTTGTGACAAGTGATGGTAGTTTTGCGGCTCCCAATTATGAACTTCGAGGTCGCAGTATGGTGGAGGATGTACTGTATCATCCCTATGGAGGTAATCCACCCGTACTTCATGTTTTTACACTTCGAACCTTATTAAACGAATACAAAGGTGTGACACCCATACCACAAGAAGACTGGAATCTACGATTTGCGGCATACTTTCCTGATGTAAAAGTGGGAGGCCCATATCAAGCCAGAGAGGAGGATGTTGAATTTACCAAAAAGATTCAGTATTTTCTTGAGAAGCGTGAATCAACGTTGGACCGATTGAATCAATTCTTGGAAGATAACGAACAAGTTCCGTCGATTCAAGTGACAGGAGTGCGTCAGCTTCGTCTGATTTGGAAGAAACCAGTGGATGGATTTGAGGGATGTGCCTCGATGTTTTATCAGATTCCTGTAACGGATAAACGTCCCTATATGCGTCTTCTTCCATCAGAAGGTTCTGCGATTACAAAACTACATGTAAAGGGAATTCTTCCCATTCCTACGTTGGATGATCCACGTGTATTGGATGTATGGGGAAAAGAAACCACTAGCTCCCCAGGAACAGATATGTGTACCATTAAATATGTTCATCGACCTTCGATTGGCATTACTCAGCCGATTTATGGAACCATTCAAGTATTAAATGACGCGACCATGAATTTGATGTTACAACCTCCTAAAAATATTCGAAATTTGGATCCAAACTTGGATTTTCGTAATTTTCGTGACATTGTGGAAGATGTGTTTGACGGATTGCCTCAGCCGGCAAGTGATTTTCAACTTCGAGAAATTGCGGTCACCTTTTCTCTTACAACAAGCATGAAATCTAAGAGATTTACAAAATCACGTTTACTACAACGTTTACCATATTTTCAGTCGTTCTTTTATGAAATTGAGTCATTGCCGAATGAGCATCCTCTTATTTCTCTGCGATACAAGGCGGTTAGCCAATATGCGTCAGAAGACAAGGTATTTACCTTCATGACACAGTATGCGACACGGAAGGAGCTAGAAGGAGAGCAAACGGACCCAAGACAAATGATGGAAACACTCCAGGACGAGTTTGAATTTACATTTGAGGAAGCAAAGGAACGTTTTACAGCATGGTCAAAGAATAGAGGAACATTTACTCTTCAGCTTCCAGAAGAAGGTGAATTCATTGAAAGCTTTAATCCTGGCATTGATATTCATATTCACGCGCAACATCCTGCGTACCATATTCATATTCACAGAATTGATAGTCAAGCTACCTATTTGCGTATTTACACCCTTCTTTCACTACTATTTATTGAAGACGATGATTATTATCGTAATAGCCGAGAGGATCAAGTAATGAATGAGATAGAAGAGGAGTTGGAATATCAGAGTATGCAACAAGAGTCTATGGGAAAGCAAGAAGCAAAACAACCCATTGAGGAGGAAGAAGATGAGGACGAGGACGATTCAATGTATGAGGATGTGTTCGCCGCAACGGCAGCGACATCTTCGATCCATCATGAGATGAAACGTGATGAATCAATCGACGAGCCAATCGAACCACCGCGTCCATCTGAGAAAGCAGCCGCAAAGGGTCCAAAAATTGCCCCCAAGGAGCAAATATCAGAACAAGACCAAAAATTAGTCGATCCAACGAGCTGGTTTATCAGAAAATTACAATCGATTGACAAGCGTCTATTCGAATTTAAGACAGGTCCAACCGATAAGAATGGATACAGTCGTAAATGTGCGGGAAATGAACATCGTCAACCGGCCGTGTTAACCAAGGAACAGTATGATCGAATGCGTGAGATCTATGAAGATGATCCAATTGTGTGGATTGAGTATCCCCTAACTGGCACGAGTGAGCCTCAAGAGTCGTTTGGAAGTGAAGAAACGATCACCGTCATGCGTTTTGGATCCTCCACGGATAAGATCCGATATTATTTCTGCCCTCGCTATTTTTGCCTGGTGGATGAGATTATGATTCGAGCCGTTGATTTTGAAGGGACAACGGATCGCGATGGCAAACGAAAGGCAGCAAATAGTTGTCCGTTTTGTCATGGAAAGTTAATTGTAAATGATAAAAAAGCAGTTATGGGACATACTGTGATGCGTCGTGAAAACAAGCCAAACTCTGATAAGTATCATAAATACATTGATTTCTTGGCAAAAACGAGCCATCCTGAAAAGTTCGCATTGCCATGTTGTTTTACAAAACAGTCCACACTTCGTGTTTCGGATGAGCAATTTTCGCATGTACGTTCCCATTTACAAGATGAAGAACTTGAAAATGTGGCAGAAATCCCACATGATGAAATTGAAGATTTAGTTTATCGTGGTGACCGTGCGATAGAATATGCGGTATTACTCGAAAGTATTCATAAAAAGTATATTCTTGAATCCAATAAACAACCTGAACCTGGTATTTTCGCGACGGCACCTCCTGCGTTTGATGCGTTCTTTAGTCAGAAATCAGGAGAACAGCTCGTAAAGCGTTCGCCGATGTTGCTAAAAATCCGTCCCAACGCACAAGGATTTTTGCGCGTGGGCACAGAAAATACACTGAATGAATCATTGTTGGGTGTGATTGCTCCTCTCATAAATCGAAATACAATTGCGGATGTGAAAGAGCGTATCTTGGAAGTCATGATTCCGCGTATTTTTATTAATGCTCACTTTGGAAATCTGGTGCTAGAGTTTTATGATCCAACGGATGGCCGCACGATGCCTTCTACACAAATGGAATTGATGACATGGGCACAGCAAAAGTTAGGAATGACGGTTACACCAAATAATCGTTATGGCCTGCTTCGAATCTTCAATGCGTATCACCAGTTTGTGTCGTTTATTAAGGATCCCATGCGACGCAAAGACCTGCGTCATATTCAACCACTTCTCGCGGAACCAGGATTGTTTACACCACGTGGTATACAGTTGCTGATTATGGACGATAATGGTGTTAATCCCGTTACGATCAAATGCCCTACCTTTGGTGTATCGATGGATCGTAATCGCAAAAATGATATAGTATTTATTTCTAGAAGTGTGAAAGACTCCGTTACATCTGATACTCCTTATACACGCTATGAGTTGTTTGTTCATACGAGTAATAAGCCAGCAAAAGGTGGCGATTTAGAAATTCACGAATCGATTGTAAAATGGACATTTGCGTCACGTCAATATTGGCCAGATATTGTACGAAAACGTGTAGATGAATACATGACACAATGTGAAAGCCGATATCGTACACTCTATACCTCTCAACAGGGTGTTCATTCGATGGCGATGGTCCCTCTGTCAAAGGCAATTGAGTCTACATTATATCGTCCTGACGGAATTATTAAAGATAGTTACAATCACCTGGTAGGTGTCACATTTCGTGTGCGAGCCGGTGGTTCGGCTCCATTAGTAGCATTACCTGTGGTAGATGATGGAGTAGTATCAATTTCGCATACGTTTTCCATTAAGAATATCTATTTAGATTGGGATGATTTTAAGGCGGCCCCAGTAGAGGAAGTCATTGGATATTATCAGCGTGAATTGGAGCCATTGTTTTCCTTGTATCCTGGTTATCGTGTAAAGCATGTGGTTCGTCGTGACACCGATATTGTGGCGATTCAGTTAGAGAATGGTCTATATGTTCCTGTGTCACCGCCACGCGATGAAGCGGCATTAGAGGGGTTGATGAAGTCTACGCCGATCGGTTTTGTATCGATCAAACATTTTGAGTGGGAAGTTGATCGAGAGTTGGCAGGAATGCGAAGCAAACAGAACGATCAGAATTGGAAAGCATTTACTGAGCCGAAAACATCAGAAGAACGGTGCGGATCCGATCCAGAGATCCAGCGAACGTCGTCGTATAAAGAGTGGGAGGAGTCTTATCAGCAATTTCGGCTGATGGTGTCGAATTGGATCACAAGTGAAAAAGCAGGGTCTGCGATTCGAAAAGGAATCGAAGAGATCATTTTTAACTCGGATCTTCCTGAATTTGAGCGAAGAAAGAGACTGTACATCTTCTTATCTTCAACATTACTCTCATGGTTTTATCCAGATCGAGATAATTGGGACAAAGGATCCACGACATTTTTACGAAAAGACTGCCGATTGATCGAAAGTCCTGACTCTTGTACTGGTTCTTGTTATTGGAAAGAAGACGAGGGTAAATGCCTGCTACATGTAAAGGAAACAACGGAATTAAGTGACACACCTGGTCAGCGTTCCGTGAGTACACCCGAACTATATACGAAACGTGTGATTGATGAGTTGGTACGATTTCCTGGTCGTAGAAAACAACTGATGAAAAAAGAGATCTCTTCTGTTATCGCAGTGGTAGAGCCCATTCGCGACGGAGATCAATATATTATTCCTGAATCTTCGCCCACCTGGACGAACTTGTTGCGCCTGGATTGGGCCAAAGTCATTCCAGAAGAATCACGATATTATGAGGAACAATCGCGTGAAGCAACAGAGGATGATCATACTGTTCCAGAGGGAGAGATGCCAGCGGCTTTACAGGCGATCATGGGAGCAGATACACCGTTCCGCTTACGCATTCCGCCGAATGTAAATCCAGCGCAGCCTTTCTTGCCATTTACAGCAATTTTGGGAATTACAATGGGTCAATTGGGGTTAGAAGAGGATGCCCCTCGCCTAACGAAGAATGCGCTGATTCAATATGTGAAATACACTTCCAAACCAATTGGTATCATTAACCTAACAGGTGATGTTCCAGAGGGTGAAAAGGATGTGATGTTCGCACGACCATTTACAGGTGTGTTTCAGTCAGTAACCATTCTTGTATTTTTACCAGGACAAACTGGTATTTTGGTAGAAGAAGATGGTGTATCAACGGTTCATCTTGCGAATCTACCCGAGGCCATTCAACTACGATGGAAGTCGGCAGGGCTGGTTCAAATGCGAACGAAACAAGCTGCCCCTGTCGCTGCACCGATTGAGATTGGTAAAAATCCACAGGTTCCTGTTGTACCATTGGTCGTACAAGCGGCACAAAAAAGAGGCCCGCGTATTGCCCCTAAAGCTGCGGCGGCCAGCGCATCCATTGCGCGTTAAAACTGGAAGGAGAATCCAGCAAGAGGTTTCGTATATTCTTCTTCGGCTTCGGGAATAGGAAGGATGACAGGATGTTTACATCCATCTTCTACTGCGCGTCGACGACACTCTATCATATCTTCAACCTCATCGGTCAAGATATTGAGTCGCATACGACGATAAGAGGGTTGGTCAGGATGAAGAATGACCAAATACAAATCAGCGACTTCTAGGCCATAATATTGTTCTAGAATCCACTTATAAACATTTAGCTGTAGGGTGTAATGCCAGTAATTCGTATCGGGTAAGTGATCCAATGGAGCTAGACCCGAACCGAATGGATTGTCCGATTTGATTTCTTTGGAGCGTTTCCAGTCATAGATAACGAACTTGCCATCTGATTTACGACGATAGACCATATCAATGGAACCACATAGTTTGATTTTGCGCTCACCTGCGACGCCTTCCAATGTATCGGTGAAGACTTCCCATTCGCTGCGATAAGGTTCCAAGTCATGACCACAATCTTTCCAGAACTTCATGAAATAACGCCATTCAGGTGTATCCATGACAGCAGGGTCAATTTCAGAATAAGCCCCATGCATATATTGTTCAATCGCAAAGTGCATAGCGGTTCCCGCAGAGGATGCCTGTTTTCCATTATCATTCCACTCTTTCATAATTTCTTCGTCTGTTTTCCCATAGTATTTACTGGTGGCCCAATTGGCGCCTTTGCGCATTTTGGCAATAATTTTCTTGGGATCAAAGTGGCCGAAGAATTCATGGACAAACCCTGTACAGGAAATGTTTCCCTGACAGGAACCATTTACATAATATTTGTGTGTGGGCTCATCAAAGGAGATGTGTGCGTCACGTGGATGACGATTCACCTGCGTCAAACGTTGCCAGGCGTGATGGGGCATGATTATATCTATATGCGATAGAACCACAATTGTATCAATTTTTATTAATCTTCTGCCCCAATGGCTAAGAGAACCGTTGGAATCAAATGAGGAGGAAGTTCAAGAATAGAAGAAATCGAAGATGCTTGGAATTCATCTACAGGAGAGCAGGGAATGGACTCTTCAGAACATGCGGCGATGACAAATCCAAGTGCCATATACGTTTGTCGAATGGCCCAAGAAATAGCAGAACGTTCAGGAGAACTCCAAAATCGAGATAGATATCGTTGGAAGAAAGAGGGTTGGGAAAGATAAGGAATCGAAAGCTCTGTATTAAGGTTAAAATCGGTGCGTGTACAAAATATAAAAATACAGTTACACACCGATAAATTGGGCACTTCATATGCTACCCGTTGTAATTCATCTTTTGTCTCTTTATCATAGATCGCATAAATGACATAGGGTTGCTTACCAAATACAGTAGGATTATTCACTTGTTCATAAAAAAATGGATAACCATTCGTGTGGTTCATTTTTTTAACAGTATGTTTCCACTCTACATGATTTGAAAAGGTATCTGTTACATGAAAGGTATCCGCGTAGTATTCCATGTATGGTTTACTACGTATGATTCCCATCCTGTCGGATGGTTAGAATTGAAATCCAGCAATTTCCATCAGCATGAGTCCAACCTTGTTCTTTCCAAGAATAATCTTGCGACTTACATCACGTTTTCCATACAACTCTGAAGCGGAACCTTCTACCGCACTGGAATCATCGATATTACTGTTGGTGGATGCTTTGGTGTGAAGGAGGTATTTCTTTTCGTCTTTTGCGGCAAGAACCGCTTTGTGGAATCGCTC